GATTTTAGTACTAAAATGCGAATTACTCTTGGGAGACTCCAAGGGGCAAGTAAATTAAGATTTTATAAGCCATGCTATAAACAATATTTAAATGGTAATGTAGCATCAAGAATAGTTCAAATCCCATCATCTGACTGGGACTTCACATTGTTTTTACCAAGTGAACAATTCAAGAAGGCTGGAACAAGTAAAGTCTGGGCTGACTCAAGGAAATCAATATGAGTATAATCAATAAAGCATTAAACGCAATCACTCCCACAGGAATTGATTCTATCAAAGGAGTCTTTAGCAAACGTGGTGGAGTAGCTCGAGCTAATCGATTTGCGATCTTTATGACACCGCCCAATCAGTCAATAGTCAATTTAGATTTACAGGGAGCAGTGTCATCCGCTTTGAGTGGTGGATTCAATCCAGCATCATTATTGAATGATCCAAGAGATTTGGCCCTTCTATGTGAAAGCTGCTCTTTACCAGGTCTCGAGCTCACAACTCTAGATTACCAAACTATATCGTTTCCTATTAAATTACCTAATGGGTATAATGCTCCAGATGTTGAGTTTAGTTTCCTTTTGACGAATGACTTTTATGTTCGAAAGATGTTTGATACATGGTTAAATTTGATTATGCCAAGAGAAAACTATCTATTGTCTTATCGTGAAGAGTATGCTACTGACATTGTAATTCAACAGCTAAACGAACAAAATGTTCCGGTTTATGGTATGAGATTGCAGAATGCCTTTCCAATTTCACAGAGCTCAATCGATTTGAATCAAACATCTGCTGATACTTTACAAAAATTTAACGTTACTTTTACGTATGAAAATATGGTACCTGAAGGCGCGATAGCCTCTGTCGTCTCTGGTATTGGAACTACAATCGGAGGCTTTACAAGAATAATATAGGATGCAATAGATTATGGCACTACCAAAACTAGAAGTACCAAAGTACACAATGACGCTACCATCTTCAGGTGAAGTGATAGAGTATCGTCCATTCCTCGTGAAAGAGGAAAAAAATCTTATGATTGCTCAGGAAACTGGAGAAGGCAATACTGTCTTCAATGCGCTCAAAGATATCGTAAAGGCATGTACATTTAATAAGTTAGACGTAAATAAAGTCGCTACTTATGATATGGAATATGCCTTTATTAAAATTAGATCAAAGGCAGTTGGTGAGACTGCTGACATTCAAATAACATGCGAAGAGAGTGGTAAGAAAGTACCAGTGTCAGTCAATCTTGAAGATGTTTATGTTCAGAAGGCTGATGACTTTGAAAGCGAAAAGGTTATTAAGATAACTAATGATGTCGGCATGACTCTTCAACCAATTAGAGTCGACCAACTTAATAAGATTGATAGCTCAAGTGATTTAACTACAACTATCAAGTCTCTCATTAAGAATATCTATGATGCTGATAATGTCTATCCAGTAGAAGATTCAACTGATGTGGAATTAGACGAGTTCATTGAGTCTTTACCTCATAAGGTATTACAAGAAGTGAATGAATATCTTCTTGGTCAACCAAAATTGGCTTTAGATGTAGAATTTACGGGTCCAACTGGACATAAGAATAAACAAACAATAACAGGATTTCAAGATTTTTTCGGATAAGCCTTTCACATGATAGTTTAGAGAATCATTATCAATCAAACTTTAACATGATGCAACATCATAAATATAGTTTGAGCGAACTAGATGAAATGTTACCGTGGGAAAGGCAAATATATATAGCACTACTACAAGAACATGTTGAGAAAGAAAACGAAAGAATAAGAAAGCAAAACTAAAGCCATGGCTGAAGATAACGAGAAAAAAAATTTAGAGGAGACTAAACTAACCAATGAAAAGTTAGGTCAGTTAAAGTCTTCCATAGATGAATCTGCAGAAGATGCAGAGTTTGCTCGTCAAGAAGCTGCTGCTAATGCTGCCGATGAGATTGGTGGCTCAGAAGAATCTCAGCAAGAAGATAAGGCATCCACTAAAGCGAATATCGACGCTGAATCAAAACAGACCAAAGTTCTAGAAGAAATCGAAAAGAATGGCAGAAAGGCGTCTAAAGATTCTCAAGGGGCTGGTAAATTATTTGGAGGAGCTCTTGGTGCAGCCGGAAAAGGTCTTGGCGGTGCTATCAGTGGAGTCGGATTAGGAATCGGAGCTGCTGGAGCTGGTATTGGAGTTGCTTTATTAGGAGCTGCTACTTTTGCTGAAAAGATTGCTAACCTTGATGGTAAGAAGATCAAAGACAACATTGTTGAGATTATGTCTATACCAGACTCTGTTGGTGGTGGTCTTGAAATGTTAAAAGATGGTGGTGCTCTTACTCTCGCCTTAACTGGATTAGGAATTGGATTAGCCGCATTTGCCATAGGTAGTGGGGCTGCAGCTGGCGTGGCAATGTTTACCGATGGAAGTAACTTTGCTGCAACCATCAAAGGACAAGTGGTTGAACTCTTATCTATTAAAGATGAGCTTGGTGGTAATACAAAGATGCTAGCAGATGGCGGAGCATTTTATCTCGCAATGATGGGTATTGGATTAGGTTTAGCCGTATTTGGAGCAGGTTCAGCAATTGCTGGAATGTCTGATGGCCTTAAAACTTTTACAGGAACTGGAAACTTTGCTGAGAATATAAAAGAACAGGTAGTAACTTTATTGTCAATATCCGATGAACTTGGAGGAGCTGGTAATTTAATTGGTCAAGGGGCCGCATTCCTCTTAGCAATGACTGGTATCGGATTAGGTTTAGCAGTATTTGGAGCTGGGTCCGCTGTTGGAGGATTAGGAACAGCCCTTGCTGATTTTTCAACTGGTGGATTTGCTCAAGGGATTAAAGATAGTGTAGTAACTTTATTGTCTATATCTGATGAGTTAGGTGGTGCAGGTAATTTAATCGGAGATGGCGCTGAATTCCTCTTGGCTATGACCGGAATCGGACTAGGACTGGCAGTCTTTGGTATTGGAGCTAATATAGCAGGATTAACAACTGCTCTTGCAGATTTCACGACTGGTGGATTTGCTCAGTCGATTGTTGATAATGTAACCACATTATTGGGAATAAGTGAATCATTAGGAGGAGCAAAAGCCTTTATTGGAGACTCTGCTACATTCCTTTTAGCTATGACAGGAATCGGAGCCGGTCTTCTTGCATTCGGGGCTGGAAGTGGAATAGGAGCTTTTATTGATGGAGTTGGAAAACTTTTTGGTGGTGAATCACCAATGGAAAAGATACTTCGATTGGCTGATAATGTAGAAAGTATTAAAGAAATTAAACCAGCTCTAACAGATGCTGGAGCAGGTCTTGAAAAATTTGCAAATGCAACAGAAAAGCTAGGATCAAAAACTTCCAAAGCTGGGATCAAAAACTTCCTTGGAATGTTGGCAGACCTAGACAATAAAGGACGAATAAAGAATTTAGAAAAGTTTGTTGACGCAATATCATTAGTACCAGAAGGTTTCACAATGTCCTTTGGTGGAAGAAGTGGTAGAGTCAATATACAAAACATGGGATCAAGGCAAGGAGCCAGTATGGCAGCCACCCAAGATGACAGTTTAAATAGGCAAGCTAACAATGCATCACAACCGGTGATAGTTCAAAATGCTGGTGGTAATCAAAATCAATCTATGGCGGTTACAACTGTAAATAATACTATCACGCCTGATAGGGACTTGACCATGTCAATGTACGGCATGGGTCCAAGACAACTTATATAAAAAAAGGGAGTGGCCAATGACGACCACTCCCTTACCCTATTCAAATGAGTTAATTTAGTCTTGCTGAGCAAGTTTAGCAAAGTAACTCAATGCATCATCATCTTCTGTATTACCAGTCTGCGCGGGCTGTGCGACTGGGGTTGGTTCTACTGGTGCGGGAGCATCAACTACCGGCTCGGAAGTTTCGTTCAATTCCGTAGCCACTTCAGTAGATACACCGGGTACTCCATCTTCACCAAGAACCTCATAGAGCTTGCGCTGAAGTTCCGCATAGCTCTTGAAATTAGCCGGGTCAACAAAATCTGTCAAAGACTTTAGCTGGCCATAGACTTCTTCAAGTTTAGAATCATCTCCACCAAGTAGCGGTGTAGAAGCGTCAAACTCAGACTTATCGTAATTACGATATCCTTCGACCTGACGAATCTTCAACTTGAAGTCTGCTCCACCCCAAAAGTCAAATGGATTGACTGGAGTTTCATCAGCAAACTGAGGTTGCATGACATCCATAACCTTATCAAAGATTTTCTTACCAAACTTGTATAAGAATACCTTGCCTTCATTAGCAGGATTACCTTGGTCAGTAATCACCATAATGTTAGACACATAATGTAAACGACGTTTACGTTGACG